GTCGTGTCACCGGTGGGCAAGGGGGTCTCGAATTCGATTCCAAAGGCGATCTCGTTGGCGTTCATCGTGAGGTCCTTTCGTTAGCGTGGTTCGTGGTGTCGGGCGAGGCGTCGTTCGCTTCGCGAGTCACACATGAGCCATGCGTTCCGCAGAACCTCAAGCCAGGAAAAGCAGCATTTCGCAGAGATTTAGCATGTTTCTGGGGACCGCCGCGGGTGGCCCAAGTTTGGGCCGTGTCGCGTTTCCAAAGCGGGCAAGTAATGAGGCGATCGTCGCCCGTAATCGCCACAGTGCGCGCCGTGTCGCGTCAGTCGCGAAGCCGTCGGAAAGGGGACTGGTGATGAGCACTGAAGGCACTCCGCTAGACCCGAACCGGCTTCCTCCCGAGCAAGCCGCCAAGTTGCTTTCGGCGGCTGCCAAGGTGCGCGTCCCCGTCGAACAGATCGCCGCCGACCTGGAGGCCGGCGCACCTCAGAATGCAGACGGCACGATCAACCTGGTCCATTACGCCGCGTGGCTGGTCAAGGAGATGGGGCGTGGCGAATGATCCGAGGAAACTTCGGCCGGGCGAACTGTGCCGCCTGTTGAACTCCACGCCGCTCGGCGAGGTAATCAATGAGCGACAGCTCCACCGGCATCGCACGCGCGCCGGTTTGCGGATCGGTGACGGGCGGCATGTCGACTTGCTGCGCTACGTGGCATGGCTCGTCGAGATTCGTCATGCGCCACGACCGGAACCTGACGGCGATCCGTATGAGAAGGTGAAGGAGCGGGCTCGAGCCCGAAACATTGCACTAGCCATTGCCGGTCGCGACATTGGCGAGCTGCCCGACGTCGGGAATACCGAGCGAAAGGAACACGCCGCCTCGGACTTTCGCTTCTTCTGCGAATCGTATTTCCCGCTCACGTTTCACCTGCCTTGGTCGCCTGATCATCTGAAGGTCATTGAAAAGATCGAACAGGCTGTGCAACGCGGCGGCCTGTTCGCCATGGCCATGCCCCGAGGCAGCGGCAAGGCACTGGCGCTCGACACGCCATTACCGACGCCGACTGGGTGGACGACGATGGGCGACGTGCAAGTGGGCGATGTACTTTTCGACGAGCGTGGGCGTCAATGCCCAGTTGTATTCGCAACCGAAGTGCAGCTTGATCGACCGTGCTACCGTGTCACGTTCAGCGACGGGGAGTCCATCGTCTGCGATGCGGACCATCTATGGACCATCGATGATCGATATGCTCGTCGAAACCCTAAGACGCTGCGGACAGCAGAAATGGCTGGTCGCGTCATCCTATCGACGAAACGCGGGTGGATCGAGCATCGCTACCGCATCCCGCTGGCGACACCCATCGAAACAGTGTGTGAAAACCTGCCGATACCGCCGTATTCACTGGGCGTTTGGTTGGGCAACGGCGCTTGCGGCGCCTCGACCATCACCAACCATGCGGATGACATGGCGGAGTTTCAATCGCTGATCCGACACGACGGGGAATTTTTGGATGAGAAACCGAGCGGCAATGCAGGAAAGGCTGCCTGCGGGGTGATGACTTCGACGCGGGCGATCCCCACAATCCTGGCGCCGTTTCGGAGTCGCCTGCGGAGCCTTGGCCTGCTCAACAACAAGCACATCCCCGCAGTTTATTTGCGTGCCTGTGTATCGCAAAGATCGGCATTGCTGCAGGGCATTATGGACACGGATGGGTCCATCAGCGACTCGGGAGCCTGTGAACTGACGCTGCGAGAGGGCAGGCTGTGCGACGACATGGGCGAGCTGCTGTCGTCGCTAGGCATTAAATATGGCAGCGCGGCCAAGTGGGTCAATCTCGACGGCAAACGATTCGGCCCGTACCGTCGCTTCAGTTTCCGGGCGTATGCGGACCGCCCCATATTTCGGCTCATTCGCAAACGCAGTCGTCTGCGACCGGCTCCTGACCGCGCGCCGCCGGCTAGATATCGGTTCATCACTGCCATCGATCCCGTCCCCTCGGTCCCGGTCCGTTGTATCCAGGTCGATTCGCCCAGTCATCTTTACCTGGCCGGTCGAAAGATGGTGCCCACGCACAACACCACGATCTGTGAGTGCGCGTGCATCTGGGCTGTACTCAACGGCCATCGCGAGTTCGTCTGCCTGATAGGATCGGATGAAGGGCATGCCATGGACATGCTTGATTCGATCAAAATGGAGCTTGATGGCAACGACCTCTTGCTTGAGGATTATCCCGAGGTCGTGTTCCCGATTCAGTGCCTGGACGGGATTGCCAACCGCTGCAAAGGCCAGCTTTACAAAGGTCAGCGGACTCACATCGGTTGGACCGCTCGCGAGATCGTGCTGCCGACGATGCCGGGAAGCCTCGCCAGCGGGGCGATCATTAAGGTGGCCGGCATCACTGGCCGGATTCGCGGCATGAAATACAAGCGGGCAGACGGGCATACCGTGCGGCCGTCCCTGGTGGTCATTGACGACCCCCAGACCGACGAATCCGCGCGGTCGCTATCGCAGTGCGCCACACGCGAGAGCATCCTGGCGGGTGCGATCCTCGGTCTCGCGGGGCCAGGAAAGAAGATCTCCGGCATCATGCCTTGTACGGTGATTCGTCCCAGCGATATGGCTGACAATATTCTCTCGCGTGACAAGCACCCGGAATGGAACGGGGAGAGGACCAAGATGGTCTACGCCTTCCCCACCGACGAGAAGTTGTGGCAACGTTACGGCGAGCTGCGGGCGGAGAGCCTACGGCAGCACGGTGACATTCGCCTGGCGACAGAGTTTTATGTCACCAATCGAGAATCCATGGACCTCGGTGCTTCGGTTGCATGGGCGGAGCGATTCAATCATGACGAGGCCTCCGCCATTCAACACGCCATGAATCTGAAGCTCCAGGACGAAGCTGCTTTCTTCGCTGAGTACCAGAACGAACCGCTACCGACTGACGCCGGAACCGACGATGAGTTGATGCCTGACCAGATCGCCGGCAAGACGAACCGCTTGCAACGCCGAGTCATTCCTATCGGTTGCAACCATGTAACGATGTTCATCGACGTCCAGGCCAACCTGTTGTTCTTTGTCGTGACGGCCTGGGAGGACGACTTCACGGGCTACGTTGTGGACTACGGAGCATTCCCCGACCAGAAGCGGCCTTACTTCACGCTGCGTGATGCTCGCAATACGCTCGCGCTGGCGACGAAAGCCAGCGGCTTGGAAGGTTCGATCTACGCTGGCCTGGAGCAGCTGACGGGCGAGTATCTGAGCCGCGAATGGAAGCGCGACGACGGCGCGATGTTGCGAATCGAGCGTTGTCTGATTGACGCGAACTGGGGTTCGTCAACTGACGTCGTCTACCAGTTCTGCCGACAGTCAGCACACGCTTCTGTGATCATGCCCAGCCACGGGCGTTTCGTCGGGGCGTCCAGCCAACCGTTCTCGGAATACAAACGCAAGCCCGGCGATCGCCTTGGACACAACTGGCGGATGCCGAACGTGCATGGCAAACGGGCCGTGCGTCATGTGGTGTACGACACAAACTACTGGAAGACGTTTATTCATGCTCGCCTGGCGGTCGCGATGGGCGATCGCGGATGCCTGTCGCTCTATGGCGATAACCCGGATCAGCATCGGTTGTTCGCCGAACACCTGTCAGCCGAATACCGTGTGAAGACAGAAGGCCGTGGTCGCACGGTGGACGAATGGAAGATGCGACCCGAGCGGGGCGACAACCATTGGTTTGACTGTCTCGTCGGCTGCAGCGTGGCCGCTTCCATCCAAGGCGCTGTGCTTGCCGGGACTGGTAGTGTTGCACCACAGGCCGCCCGTGAGCGAGTCAGTTTCGCCGAGTTGCAGCGGAGGCGCCGCGGATGAAGCAAACCAAGTCTCCTCGCTCGGAACTCGGAATCTGCTGCCCACAGTGCGGTTGCCGGCACTTCGACACCACGCACACCGAGCCGCTTCGCGACGGACGCATTCGACGGCGGAAAGTGTGTCGCCACTGCGGACGGAAAGTCTTGACGTTTGAAAGCACGGCGGTGAAGGCTTAGCTCAATGGTCAGGCGAGAACAGCAGAACCAAAGCGGAAAACGTGAGGCTTATGTGCGACACAGCTACGGGAACTCAAGGCGACGCAAGCAAGGACTGCAATTCCGAACGTTCGCAGACTATCATCGAAGTGACGAGGTTTAAGAGGCAACCAGCTGTACCCCGGTGACATCCGTCACCAACTGAGAGTAAAAACCATGAAGTCGTCTGAAATCCTCTACACTTCGTCGGACATACACAAGGCGATTAGGAAACTATTCAGCCACCCGTCGACGTCTGACTCACGCGTTGCGATAGTTGCGTATGTGGGAGCCAACAGTGAGTCCTATTTGCCAAATCCAGACGGCCTTCGTGTCATCTGCAGCCCAAGCCCTGGCGGAACTGACGCCAATGCCATTCGGAACTTAATCTCCCGCGGCGCAAACGTCCAGTTCTCCGACCGCCTTCACATGAAGGTCTACTGGAGTCGCATTAGAGGATGTGTAATTGGCTCTGCAAATGCTTCAAGTAACGCGATGGGCGTAAATGGGCTCCAAGAAGCCGGCGTCTTTCTGCCGCCGGGAACTGTAAGCATCCGACGCCTATTGAACTACGTTAAGCCGCGGAAGATTCGACGAGGTGAACTGAGAGCTCTAGACCGAAAGCCTACACCAAGTCGACGGCGTGCTCCCAAAGGCAAGAGGGTTCAGGCAATGGACTACCTCAAGTGGTACAAGTCACCAGAACGTGCCGTATGGAAGTGTGGCTGGACTGACGACGAAGTTTCAGGAACCTCGAAGACAGTCAAAGAAGAGGCGCTTTCAGCGTATGGCAAGCGCGAACCGAAAGAGTGGATGAGTGTGGTAAAAGGTCGCATACGAGAAAATGACTGGGTATTGCGTTTTACACTCACAGATGATGGTGTACGTAACATCTATTGGCAATATGTGGACTTCGTGATCCAGCTCAATCGTAAAGACAAGAGGTACTACTCGGCCGAGTATCCGTACAACGCAGTGCAGGTCAATCCCTTATCGCATTACCCTCTTCCACCTTTTGCCATTACCCCATCGTTTCGAAGAGCTTTCAAACGCACCGTCGATGACTCGATGCGGGATCGCATTTTGTCGGCAAAGACTGATGTTCCCGCAAAGAAAATGATTGATACGATTGCTGAACACATGAAGGGTAGGTAGCAACAGACTTTCCTTCTAAGCTCACCGCGTCCGGCACACGGTACTAAGGCACACGGGCTGTGCAGATTACCGCTGCTTAGCTCTCGCCATCGCGATGACGGTGTGCAGACGACTAACAATTTCGTCGGTGTAGTCACCAAACAGACCAGGTCGGACAGGCGGAAGGTCCACTGGTCTTCGAATGCCGCTGGTGAAAAGGCGATAGGTTTCAGCACGAACCGTTTCAACTCCCACGTCTGGAAGCAGTGCGATCCTTGCAGACGGATAGCCGCTTGGTACGGATCTGGTCAGGCTCTCTGGTTCGCACTCGTCCCAGTCAACCATCTTGTCCCCGCGCATCCAGTCTTCGAATAGATTGGCAAACAGCTCCGACGATGCGTGCTGCCACGGTACTATGCCGTCTGCAGCGTCTAGTTCTGACTCGATCGGTCGTGCGTCGACGAAGTCCGTCGAGAAGCCGCGGCCGGCGTGACTGACGCGTGAAACCGGCACGCAGAGTTGGTAGAAACGGGAAAACCAGCGAAAAGAAAAGCCAACGTCCTGATCGTCCCCTGACCAAGTGCGGTCAACGTGGTGGCCCCATTCGTGATACAGGATGAATTCCCCCGGCGCGACGAGGAATGGAGGTGATGGCGGCTCCATACCCTGCGCTCGCATCTCTTGCATCACCTCGGCGGTATAAGTGTTTTCTGAATGCAAGTACCTGCCGCCTGCGTGTGTAATGCCACTCCGGTTTCCGCTTGGGGTTTTCACAACCACGCAAGTTGGGTCGTTGAAGCCTCGCTCTGCCAGTCGCTTGAGCCCTTTCCTGAAGCCGCGCGAGATGCGATCTCCATAGGACTGGACTCGAAAACCGTGAATTGTGACCAACGATGTGTGGCCACGGCTGTTTATTGCGGAGAGTTCGGCGTCCATCGTAAGCCTTCGGTGAGCAATGTCGATCGACTGAATGAGAATGGTACAAGGTGTGGCTGATCTGGGAAAGGTTTCACTCGTTTGAAACATGCCATTGCTAGATGTAGCACGATTTTTGGAAATCTTTCCCGGCAGCGCGCAGGGCGATCTCTGAACGGCATACATAACCAAGGGACGGCCAGTCCGGCACGCGTGCGTGAACTCTTCGCCGAATGGCCTCTCGGCCGGACGCTGTCCCAGGAATTCATGCCATGCCCGACGACCTCAAGGACAAGATTCGCGAAAACGCCGAAGGACCGGCCAAGGCGGCTGGCGACGCAGGGAGTGTCGAGCAGCACAAGCTGACCGACCAGATCGAGGCGGACAAGTATCTCACGTCGAAAGAAGCCGCCAAGTCGAAGAGTCGTGGGTTGCGATTTAACAAGCTCGTACCTCCGGGAATTGACTAACGTGTGGAACTGGCTCGCCAAAGTGCTTCGACCATCGTCCGAAAACGGCGACGCAAGATTTCAGCACCGTCGGACGTTGCGAGCGCGCTACGACGCTGCCGCGACCACGGTGGATAACCGGCGGCACTGGGCCAACGCGGATGGCTTGAGCGCAAACGCCGCCAACAGCCCCGACGTCCGCTGCACGCTTCGCAACCGAGCCCGCTACGAAGTGGCCAACAACAGCTATGCCCGGGGCATCGTCCTTACTCTAGCCAACGATGTCGTGGGAACCGGGCCGCGACTCCAGATGCTCACGTCCGACGCGGAAGCCAACCGGATTTTGGAACGTGAGTTTTCAAAGTGGTCAGTAGGCGTTGGACTGCCCGAAAAGCTCCGCACGATGCGCATGGCTCGCGCCAGTGACGGTGAGGCGTTTGCAATGCTGACCAGCAACGAAGGTTCGCATTCCGCGATCAATCTTGACTTGCGGTTGGTCGAAGCAGAACAGGTCTGCACGCCGGATCTGTCCCCCCATCAACTTAACGCCATCGACGGAATTGTTTTCGACGCCTTCGGCAATCCGGTGACGTATCACGTGCTCAAGGAACATCCGGGCAGCGACCGCTTTGTCGTCAACAGCCTGGCGTATGACCCGTATCCGGCGGACGGTGTGATTCATTACTTCCGCTGCGATCGACCGGGACAAGCTCGTGGCATTCCCGATATCACTCCGGCGCTCCCACTATTCGCACAATTGCGGCGATTCACTCTGGCTGTGTTGGCCGCAGCCGAAACGGCTGCCGACTTCGCTGGCATTCTCTACACCGACGCGCCCGCTGGCGGCGAGGCCGATTCAGCTGAACCCTTCGAACCGATCGAGCTCGAAAAACGCACGCTGATCACCATGCCAGGCGGATGGAAGATGAGCCAGCTCGACGCGAAACAACCGAGCACGTCGTTCGCCGAGTTTAAGAAGGAAATCCTGAACGAGATTGCACGTTGCTTGAACATGCCGTTCAACGTCGCTGCCGGAAATTCGTCGGGTTACAACTACGCCAGCGGTAGGTTGGATCATCAAACCTATTACAAATCCATCCGCGTCGAGCAGCAA